AGCCCAGACGAAAAAAATATTGTCAAGCGAAGCAATGCAGTTCATCACGAGCAAAATTTACGGTAAGCCCCTGCAGGTCTTAAAATCCAATTCGAGCGAAATAAAAACAAATCTCGTGAACAGGGTTAGCGGAACGGCTCAATTGTTGGGAATTGGCGTGGGAACGAGCATAACTGGAAAGCACTTTGACCGGATAAGGACAGACGATATATGCAACTTGAAAGACCGCATATCCAAGGCTGAACGGGAGCATACGAAACAGATATATTATGAGCTCCAGAACGTCAAGAACAGGGGTGGCAAGATAACGAATACCGCCACCCCGTGGCATAAGGATGATGTGATCTCAACCCTGATGCCAAATATCCAAAGATATGACTGCTATGCCACCGGACTGATGACGAAAGAGGAGATTGAGGAAAAAAGGGGCGACCTGACGCCAAGCCTTTTCGCCGCAAATTACGGATTAGAGCATATAGCAAGCGAAAACGCATTGTTTGAAAGCAATCCTGTATTCACGGCTGATGAAAGCCTATTGCATAATGGGATAGCCCATATAGACGCAGCGTATGGCGGAGAGGACGGCAGCGCATTCACATTAGCCAAGAGAGATGGCGATAAAATATATATGCTTGGCAAGCTCAGGAAGATGCATATAGACAAGTGCCTGGACAGCTTCCTGGCCATTAAGGAGCATTATAAATGCGGAAGCGTCCATGTTGAGGACAATGCGGACAAGGGATACTTAGCAAAGGAGATCAGGAACAGGAAAGAGAAAGCGGTAGGCTATCACGAAAGCATGAATAAATACCTAAAGATATCCACATATTTGCGCAAGCATTGGAAAAACATCATATTCCTAGAGGATACAGACCCCGAATACATAAATGAAATCCTAGACTATACAGAAGATGCGGAACATGACGATTCACCTGATTCCGCAGCAAGCATCATCAGGAAGCTGGACAAGGCGGCAGCGAGACCGAGCCTGTTTGACCAGCTAGGGAAAAGATAAATTGTGCATAATTACTAACATGGTGTTAAAATATACGGGATTATACAAAGTAGACTTGTGCATCATTGACATAATAAGGCGTAAAGGAGAATTATATGCTAAGGGAATTTAAGTGTCCTCACTGTGGCACAACATTCACGCTTCCGCTTACTGAATATGTTTACCTGATTCAGACACATGAGCCATTAAAAAAGAAATGCGAGGAATGTAATGAGGAATTTATATTGCAATTCGATGAAGAGAAGGGAATGTCTACTAATAAAATAGCAAAGCGAAAATCATTGCTTGATAGATAAAGGGGCATACAAAAATGAGAATATTTAAAACTATCAGAAATGTTATTATAATGTGCTTTATAACTTTAAAACATGGAATAAATCCATTTAGAAAATTAAGTGATATAAAATATTTGCTTTGTCAAAAACTTAGCGAAAAAGAAAAGAGAATCATAATCAGTATTGCTTCTGGATATAATGATTTTTCTGGAGAATATTTTAAAACTATATTATATAAAAAAGAGTGAAAATAAAATTATTAGTGACAAGCTAGTGACAAAAACAGCCGAAAAGCCTATAAAATCAAGGGATTAATTTAAGGAAATGTTAATGTCGGAGGAAAAAATGAAAGTATCACTGGAATTTGAAATAAACAACTGCAATGACTGCCCTTATCTAACAGGTGGTAGAACATTTGGCAATGATGGGCGAGATGGAAAATATGTTCATGTTTGCTCAAAGGGTGTATTTGGAAAGAAAAATGATGAACGAGACTATGGATATTCAAGTGGGCTTTCTAAGATTCCTGAAAACATACCGGAAAATTGTTTATTAAAGTGTAATGAAGAATTAAATATGCCGAATGCGACAGAAGCAAGCCTTTCAATAACTCAACCAATGTTGATAAAACATAATTATCGGGATATTAAAATTGCGGAAGGAACCACAGTAACTATTGATTTGGAAGAAATAAAGAAGGAGATTGAAAAAAGCATTTGCAAACAACTTGGCGTTCCAGGTATTTAATATTGTGCAATTTGATATCTAAGTGACAGATATAGAAAGGGAGGAAAATAGAATGAATCCAATAAATTTTAACGAAGTAAATGTAAATTATGTAGCTGATGGATGCGAGGATTTGCCAGTTTTCAAAGGAGACAATCAAATTATCAGTTGTTGGGAATTGTCAGCAGAAGAAATCCAAGAAATAGTGAAGAATAAAGTTATTTGGTTGTCGATTTGGGGAAATGCTCAACCGCCAGTTTGTTTAATGGCTGAAACACCATTTATTGAATCTCAAAAGGAATTACGTTCCCCATGCGAAGAGTGCGACCCAGTGAATAATCCTGCATGCACAAAAGAATGTCAGGAAGTTTGCCCGGAATGCGAAAATCATAAAAAACAAACGAAAGTATTTTTAGGTGGTACATGCAATGGAAGTACATGGAGAGATTATCTAATCAATCGGTTGAAGATTGACTATTTTAATCCGGTTGTTCCTGACTGGACACCAGAATGCATGGAAGAAGAATTGCGACAGCGTGGAATATGTGATTATTGTCTTTATGTAATTACCACTTATTATATGTCAAGCGTATATAGTATTGCGGAAGTGGTGGACGATAGCAATAAACAGCCAGAAAAAACGATTTTTTGCGTATCAGAACATAACGGAACTTTTTTAGAAGGACAAAGACGTTCATTGAATCAAGTTGGGAAAATGGTTGAAAGAAATGGCGGTAAATATTTTACGGACCTGAATGATGTGGCAAAGTATTTAAATGGGAAACAAGTATTATAATTGTGCAATTTGCTATCTAAGTGCCAAAATTTAAGGCTTTATACAAAATGATATCGATTGAAATTGTGCAATAATTACAAAATAAGAAGAAAAGGGAGGACTAATAAATGTCTAAATACGTTATCGAGATTCCGTATCAGGCAAAACAAGCCGCATTTAATAGAACTTATAAAGAATGGCTAGAAGAAAATAGGGATTTGATAGAAAAAGATTTAAGAAATGATATGCTTAACAAAAATGCAACACTAACAATGTACTTGACCAAGGAAGAGGAAATCGGTGAAATGGCTTTGTATGAAATTGAGCTTCCGTGCAAGGTGAAGAGAATCGGTAAATGCAATGATTTAAAAGATTATCCGCTAGGAAATACAGATGGCATAAAAGGGATGAATCTTAAAATAAATAATTGAGGGAGGTATAATTATGTGTGTAAGATGCAATATATGCGGAGAATGGACAACTAATAACGAAACGGAGACATGCAACAATTGTAAGGGCGTATCCAAGATATCTACAGTTGATTTGTTAGATTCGTTTAATTATTTCTTGGGTAAAGTAGCGATTGATTTTAAAAAAGGCTTTGATGAAATTAAAAAAGTTATGGAGAAAACTATGAATAATGAAATGCCGGATTTAAGAACCGGAATGGCAATTAAATTAAAAGAAGATGATAATTTTTATATAATTACTAGCGTATCCTTATCGAATGACCGAGTGTCTGCTATTAATTTCGAAAATGCATTAAAAGAGAATGGCATCCATTTTGATAAAATAAAAGCAATCTACAAATATAATTATTGCGATACCGGAATTGACATGTCTGGTAAAGACATAGAAAAAGCATTGATATATAAAAAAATATGGAAGCGTTCCGAACTAAGGGAAATCAGTAAAGAATTAGCCGAATCCATATTGAGTGAGCAGCTTGGTGAAGATATCCGGATTGTGGGTGAATGATATGCCACTCAAAAAAGGTTCAAGCAAAAAGACAATACAAAAAAACATTGCAACCGAAATCAAGTCTGGAAAGAAGCCTTCTCAAGCCGTAGCTATTGCATATTCAGCAGCAGGGAAGAGCAGGAAGAAAAAGAAGAAAGGGAAATGATGATATGATGACCAAAAAAGAGCGATATGATAGAGATTTGTTAGAAAATGGTTGTGGTTATTGGTCAGTATGTGTTGAACATGGTGCATATTGTCCTTGCTCGTCAGATTCTAAAGTTATGCAGGGATTCAGCGAAGAAACATGGGATAATATCAAAAAGGAAGACATAGAGCAGATGGATTATTTATGACGGTCTATCATGGATAGACATTTTATTATGCTAAAAAGTCGAGCCGGATTTACGGGGAGGAGCTGACAACGTGACCTGTTGAAAGCCGGACGGAGGTGAGGGTCCTAAAATATATCTTGCTGAACCGTCGTATCT